TAAGCCCATATCTGCATTAATTTATCGCCTGTATTTGGGCTTCCTGAATCTTTTACGAACTTGATTATAGCCGAATCAGAACCAGCGTTTGTATCTTCTATCGTTAATATTGGATGTCCACCAGTTGCTGATGACGTTAATGTCATATCTCCAGTAATTGTTTCACTTATATTAGCGGCACTATCACCATTTACAGTTAAATCACCATCAATGGTCAGGTCACCACCTATTGTACCGCCAGAACTTAGAAATCCAGCGGAGTCTATTAATTTACCGATCATGTTAAACCTCTACCACTCTAACAGCGTGCTGTGTTGTTGATGTAGAATTAAAATTAAATCTCAATGTATCACTTGCACCTTTTATACCAACTGGGACTGCAAGACTTGTTAAACTACCACCAGGTAATATTAAATCTATATCTGCATCTATATCAAGATCAGAAGTAGCGAAATTGAAATATATATCCCCAGCGGCATATATCATTATTTGGTGTGTTGATGGAGCTAAGTCCATGTGTTTTGTATTTGTTACATCAGCGCTGGAACCAGCTGTAATTTGTGCCCCAGAACTTCCACCTAATCCACCTGAGGATGCATCTGCTACTGAAAAACCACCAGCTGCAGTTGTATTTAAAGCCTCATGTGTTCTAAATTTTTGTAAGTTTGCCATTATATTCTCCTGTTAAATTACCCAGCTTGCGAGGCGAGAATGCTCCCTATCTGAGTTATTAAATTAAGTTAGGTACTTTTATTACTCTAGTACCTCCAGTTTTATCACGTTTTTTAGCACCATACTTTCGTATTGTGTCATCGAAATTCTTTTTATGTGTAGCAGATAACAGCGTTGCAGACTGCACAACATTAGGATCAGTAGCCGCTCCAGCCCTATCCATATATAAACACTTTTTAACGTAGTCTACAACAGCACGCTGTAATGTGTTATCTATGTCTAAGGAACTATTAATAGAAACAACGCCATTAGGTTCTGAATAATAATGAATTAATAATCCATCAGTAATAGCTTCACTTACAGCCTTCCACTTCTTCCTTGTAGATGTTATAGCATCGCCATCACTATCTACTTTTGTGATCAACCCTAAGCGACTTCCTTCTGTAAAATAAAGTGCGTTATCTTCTGGGTATTTTATATTACTCGCCATCTGGAACCTCTACTGCGCTTTCAGATGATGCATCTCCTAATAGTAGGTCTTTATCAATTAACCTAGGTATTTGTATATAGTCACCATCACTGTCCATTAAATAAGTTCTAATGATCTTATTCACTTCTAATTTATTTCCACTCGAATCCTCTGCTCCATCAGATATATCATAATACATTTGATCAGCAACAGTGCTTATCTTAGCATGTACTACTTTAGTATTATACATGCCCATTTCAACTAGAGAATCATTAACTAGATTTAAAATATAATTCTCAGGAGCATCGGGAAATACTTGTTTTATTCTACTGATTAATGATTTAACGCTTATATCGTGTACTGCCATAATTAACTCATAACCTTAGCAAGACCATCTTCGTAGTCTTTTTGTAATTTAGCTTGTTGTTTCTCATACCAACTATATTGAGCTGTATCAATCTGCAATCTAGTTTGAGCCTCATTTGCATACGCATTTGCTATTTGAATTTTAGATTGAATCTCATTAGCATATCCTTGAGCCGCTGATATATATCCTTGTGCTATCCCAACCTGAGAACTGATTTGGTTAGTTCTAGAACTTATTTCACTAGTATACCCCTGTGCTTCAGCCAAAGATGTTTGGGCTTCTGAAATATATTTAGAACCAGCCTCCCCATATCCCCTCGCTGTTGATAAATAACCATTAGCAAGTTCTACATCTTCAGCATCGACTTGAGCGTTTGCTAGATCAACTTCTGGATTAATTAAATCAAATTCTGTATTTGCTAGCCCGACAGCAGTATTAACTCTACCAAGAGCTGTGGTAACATTTCCTAATGCAGTATCTATACTCGTATCAACATTAGTTACTGTTTCAGCTAACTCGACGATTGCGGCATCAACTTGTGTATTTATTAAATCTGCTATACTTAAACACTCATCAATCTCAGTATTTATAGCAGTCAACGCTGTTGTTATATCTGCATTAGAGGACTTATCGCCTAATACATTTTGTAAAGACCTTACAGCTCCATATAAAACAACTAAATGTTCTGCTTCATCAGGAAACCTTGCTATTGCACTATCACCAAACGCAACAGATGGATATTGAACTTCTGAATATTTACAAGAACCACCATCTGGTAATACATCCAATGCATTATTCTTAATAAAGAATATTGGGTCTGTAACAGATGCGTATTGCATCTCATCAGGGTCTTTTGCTTTATCGGCTAAAGGTGCTGGAATTCTTCTACATGGTTGGTCTATGTCACCATCATTCCTAGTAACAAACAAAATATTTCCAGTATTTAATGTGTCTGCTGTACCAGATGTAAACGTTTGCTCAGATGCACATAGCGCTTGCAATCTATTTGGTAGTACATTAATAATCTCTTTTGCACCGTCTGTTAAAAACTGAGTTAATTCAGTTTGCGTAGGTGCACTACTACCATCTATTGCGAGACTTGTTAATCCTTCTACTTGTGCTTCAAATGTTGCCATTATACGCTCGCAACAAACAATTCAACATTAACAGCATTGGTACCAGAATCAACTATTATCTTAGATAAATCTTCAAAACTACTAAAAGCTGGAGACGTATCTGTTTCTCCTAACATAAAATCATCAGGCGTTCCAAACATTAAACTTTTTCCCGCCTCAACAACAAACTGAGCATTGTCGCTTTCTCCAACAAGGGCAACATTGACAGAGTTACTACTATCTAAATTTGTTAATCTTATATATCTTACATCATTAACATCAAAAGCCCCAGTCGATGTACTCACCGCGGTTGCAAATGTAGCAATTGTTGTATCTCCATTTGCTGGAACAGTAACAATTCTTTTATAAATCTCATCAACACTTGCAATCTCAAATGTTCTCTTAGAACCATAATCTTGATTATCAAGTATTATATCTTCTTGTATTTTTACTTTAAGAGTAGCCATTATTTCTTAGCACGCTTCATTGCTTTCTTAGCAGCGGCTTTCCCCTTTTTTGTATAAGGATAGTGTTTTACTTTCCCTGATTTAGTTTTAACTTTTGGCATATCTACTCCTATGATCTTTTAATTTGCCATCCCAAAATTTTGAATTCTTTTTCGCTCTATCTTTATTTATCTTATCTATATGGCTATCCATTGTAGTAGTTGAAAACTCTATATCAGTTCTTTTACCTACCTCGCTCATCATATAAAGATTGGTCGTATACATAGGTTCAGATGCTCTCTCACCACAAGACCTACAGTAGAACCAATTCTCTGAGTTTTCTTCTTTACAATACTGACAATGCATTACGAATCATGTATTATAACGGTCATAATTCTACCATCCCTCATTTGGACGCTATGAATAGAACGTATTGTTTTGCCATCATCAACACTCTGTAAATAGTCATTAACTTCCTTAGCATAAGAACCCGCTACTGAATCAGCGCTAGGGCTTATTGTGTTGATTATTATTTTTGTCGTTACATTAAAATTTGCCATATTTATCCTTTTGGATTTCGGGGGCTACCTTTTATTGATAACCCCCACAGTCCCATTAACTGTTAAACTCTATGTATTAAGTTTAAGATGTGTGAATACCAGCGTTAATACTACTCATTGCTTCAGCCAGCCACTCGCCGTTCCAAGCCATTATTTTTACATAATCACCACGTTGTGCGGTTGTATCTAATATAACGTTTGAAATTTGAGTACCTGCAGTTGATGCGGCGGCATCGCCACCAGCATCTTTATGAACCATACTAACAATAGCACTTCCAGCCGCAATAGTAATATCTGCTGTCGGCGTTTCTTCCCAAACAACGAATTTATAATACACACCATCTTCTAAAGAAGTTGGTAATGTAATGGCGTAAGCTCCATCTGCAGAAGAGCATGTGAATACTTTTCCACTATCATCGTTTGTAAGAGTAACCGCTGCTGATAGGTATTGAACTTTTTTCTTGTGCCCATAAGCATCGCCACTATTTTCGTTGAGAAAATTACCTCTCATGATTAGACTCCTTCCAAGTTTATCAAGTAATGAGTTTCAGGGAGTGAAACTTCAAGACCTGCTTCTGTTAGAATCATATCTTTACGCAAATCCTCGTCAGCACTTTGTACGTTACTTACCACGTGTGTGTCACGATTTACACCGTTACCAACAAGAGGTCTGTAAGCCACATGGTCAAGATCAACAAGCTGTAAAAAGCCTGATGCAAAACCACGGAACAAAGGTTCTTTAACAAGATTCATTGTACCATGAATGGTTTCAATAGCCATCATTTTATGACCATATGCACCATCTTTGGCTTGAATATTGTAACGAAGATTAGATACATCATTAACAGCAGTTGACGTTCCATCAACCAATGTTCTATTCATGAATGCATCTGCACCAAGTTTGTTAAAGAAAGTGATAACAGGTAAACTTGCCAAAGCAAGTTTGGAATCTGTACCACCACGAGCTGGGTCGTAAACCACTTCGAAATCTGAAAGTATTCGGTCATATGTCAATTCAGTCTGAGCCGCACTACGAAAATACGGAGCACCGGCTGAGTAAGAAAGAGCGGAATCATCAACTACTGATGTTCCGTTCTTTATGACATGCCCGCAAATACCTTCTGTGTATTGAATACCGCCTTGGCTGGCACGCTGACCGAAGAGCATAGCTCTTTCAATATCAACTTTGTGCTCACGCAATTTGTTATTCCACACACGTTGCCATTCATCAGCATAGCCACGATAATGAGTAGCTCTTGCTGTGTTTGACAATTCGCAAGCGGTTTTGAAG